CTAGGCGTTGCCACTGATCCGGTTGTGGCTGTCAATCCAGGCCATGATGTGTGACTTTATCCAGCGCAGTGGCTGGTGGTCGATGGGTTTGGGAAAGGTGGTATCCCTCATGCGCAGGTGATACAGCGCTGTGCGCCCTTTTCCCAACATGATCATCAGCTCACTCTGGTCAATCTTCTCAATCTGTTCTTGCATGCTTCCTCCTATCCATTCTGTTCATTTGTAGCGACGGTCCAGCGATAGCCACCATGGGTTGCCTGAGAGTTGTTCAGGCAACGGGTGATGCTGACCCGCACAAACCCGCCTGTTCGTTCCGCCTCGACAATGCTGTCGAACCTCACAATCTGCTGCTCCTCGTTGATGCCGATTACCGGCGTCTTGTGCCATTGCGGATCCCGCACCTGGTCCACGAAGAGGCGGCGAGTGTGCCGCCCTCTGCCGTTCTCCCCGACCATGCAAAAGTGTTCAACCCGGGTGGTGAAGCGGGCCTCCCTGTGTATCTGGCCCATCACGATGCTGGCCTTGCTGACCGTGAGGGAGAAGGCCGCAGCCACATCTGCGCTGATGGCGCCGCCGGTTCGGGCATGAACCCACTCGGCAACCTCCTGAATGATGCTCATGCTGCCACCTCATTCACTCGAGTAATGGCATTGACCATCACGCTCCTTTGGGTGACGGGGCTGAGGGTCGGCTCGTTATGCAGGGCGTTCATAAAGGCGATGACGGCCTCCTGGCGGTGCAGGTCGAGCATGGGGAAGGCCTCGGTGAAGTTGTATCCTTCAACCTGCTTAAGAGTGGAGACAGCCTTGCGCAGCAGCACCTTGGTTTCCTCGTTCAGGGTGGTGTATTCGTCCATGAGCTGCTCATCGCTGACTGAGATGGCGATCGCTACCTCCCGGGCGGTGTAGTGCTCCTTGGCGCCGTAGAGCACGGTCAACACGGCGACAAAGCACGGCCACTCGGCGCCGCCCAAATTGAGCTCGTTGTTCTGGTAGTCGAAGGCCCATTCCTCGAGCGGCTTGGTGCTGGCTTCCTCGGTTGGGTGGTGGGCATCCAGCAGCTCGAGCTGCTGCTCTGCATGGTTTGGCTCTGGGCTGGTGGCTTCGGCACTCTGCACCAACAGCTCGGCGGCCTTGGCGGTGGCCAGTTCCAGCAGATCGCCTGGGGCCGTCAGGTTGTCGATGATCCAGGCGGCCAGCTCGGCGGTCCTGGCCGGGGTCAGGATGTCCGCATCGTCGATCTGGTAGATAACCCCCTTCACTGCGGGGTGGCGTTGCCAGTGGGGCAGGGTGGGGGAACGACTCTCTTCTGCGACAAAGCCCTGATGGATAGGCTTGCCGGCCAGCAGGTTGGCGACGGCCAGATCGAGCCGATAGAAGATCTCGGAGAGTGGATAAGGCTCGTCCAGCCAGCCTTGCACATAACCCCTGACCGTATCCTGTTGCTCTTCGCCGAGATCAACGCACTCAATCTGCTTGGCCATGATGCTGCTGGCATCGGCATAGCCCAGTTCGGCCGCCGCCGCGGCGCTGGCCTCGTTATCGTCGGCTGCTGGTGGTTCCCCCGCGGCCGGTTCTGTTTCGGCGGGTTGCTCCTGGGTGACCACGGGGGTCAGCTTGGGCGTGGCGTTACGGATAACGTGATCGGCGGCCAGGGTGAGCTCCACCGCTTGGCGGTGGATCATGTCGAGGATGATGCTGCCGGTGGTGATGAGGTCGTCACGGCGCAGGCGCGCCTCGGGGCGGCGCTCGCCCTGCCAGCCGGCGTCGAAGATCACCACGGCTGAGGCGAAGCCGCTAGAGCTGGGCTTGTCCTTTTTGGGATCGCGAGGCACGTACCAGCTCGGTACCTCAAAGCCGATACGGCCGCTGATGAACTGGATGAAGTCGGCATCTTCTGGCCACCAGGTTTCGCTGGTGGCGGCCTTGATGAGCAACATGATCTTGGCGCCCAGCGCCCGTTGCTCGCGGCAGTAACTGAGGATGGCCTCCATCCCGGTGATGGGGTTCCCCTCGCTATCCGTGCAGGGGCGCGAGTAGGGCGGGTTGGCGTAGGCAGCGCCCCCCAAGCGGCGCAGGTCGGCGGCCAGCTCCTGGGTGAGGGCGTTGTCTTCGGCATCGTAGTAGTGCGGCACCAGGTGGTTGCAGTCGTCGGCGAACATGTCGAGCACTACTGGCCCCAGTGTGGGGGCGAACTGGTGGAATAGGCCCCAGGCCAGCGCCTTGGGGGTTTGCCATTGGTCACCGATCTGCTTGAGTTCGTGGTCAGGCTGGACCTGCAGCTCAGCCAGCGCTTGGGCATAGTGGTTCATGCAACCTCCTGCCCTTGGGCGATGTACTGGCGCAGCCCTTCACGAACAGCCTGAATGACGCGGATCAGATGGGTGTAGTCGGGGTTTTCTTTCTCAGGCTGGTCCATCCACCAATCTTCCCCCAGAACGGCTTCCATCAGCTCCGTGTTGCTGCAGTAGTCATTGGTGAGAGTGACGCTATCTGCCTCATTCCAGAATTTGAGAGCATCGTCCTTTTCCAATTCTCCGCACCGGCGTTGCTGGATAATCTTGCCTCGCAAATACTCGCCAAGCTCACCCATGTCGGTAATCGGTACATGCGAGCGGCAGGTACTCAGGTTGCCTGCCAGATACTCGTCATCACAGGAGATGAAGAACTGCTCGACACTACGGCCGGCCATAGCGGGCCAACTCGCTGACCAGCTCTTGCGGAAGCAGGTGATGGTGATCCGGCCACGCCCTGGTTCGAAGTTCTCAAGATAGATGGTGACCGGGTCCAGGCGGTCGAGCTCGGTCAGACCCAGCTTGATGTTGGTAGAGACTTGAATCTTCATGCTGCGGCCTCCGGGCTGGTGGGGTACCAGGCAAAGCCGTCTTCGGCTTGACGGATGACCTTGCCGCACTTCATGGCGAGGTGAAACTCGGCGGTGGCGCCCTGGCTATCGCGCCAGCCCGGGAGCATGACCAGCTCGTCGGCGAGCATGACCATGGGCAGGCAGCAGGCCATGTACTCGGGTTGGGCCTGCAGTTCGGCCAGCGCTTGGGCGTAGTGGTTCATGACGCACCGCCTTCCTTCTCTTTCAGTTGTGCCAAAGCGTATCGGCACGCATCATCAGGAGTCAGGCCCTGGCCGCTGGCCAGCAGCACGCCATCATTCTCCTTCGGATTGGTACGCAACCATGCCATCCAGTCTGTGGTTCTGGTGCGGCTCAGTTCGATATAGAGGAACGGGTGAGTGTCAATCAGCTGTTCTGCCACGCAGAGAAACTCAGCTGATGGCAAGTTGGTGGTGAACTCCTGCAGAGCGCTTTCAGCCTCAGCCAGCCATGCCTTGATGGGGTTCACGGAGTGAGCATCTGCGACCTCTCCTGCCAAGGTGAGGTGGGTTGCCATGCGCTGCACCAGCGAACGCAGAGCACGGACCCGCCCAGCCTGAGCAGTCAGAGTTAAAGCGGCCTGCTGAGCTACAGCAGTGATGGACTCTTCAGTCCATCCTTCGTGGCCACGTTCGCCTTCCCAAAGAACCTCAAAGGCATCGTTATAGATATCGTCAGCCTCTGTGCTGGCAATGGTCTCGAGCAAATAGATAAGGTTGTCCAGCTTCATGCCGCCTCCTCTTCCTTGGTGGGGTACCAGGCAAAGCCGTCTTCGGCCTGGCGAATGACCTTGCCGCACTTCATGGCGAGGTGGAACTCGGCGGTGGCGCCCTGGCTATCGCGCCAGCCCGGGAGCATGACCAGCTCGTCGGCGAGCATGACCATAGGCAGGCAACAGGCCATGTACTCGGCTTGGGTCAGGCCCTCGGGGAGGGTGGCAGGGTTGAGCGGGATATGGCCGCGCTCACGCTGGTGGTTGGCCTCGGCATGGAAGGCGGGGCGGTTGCAATCTGGCAGGCCGGACCTGGGCCCGTCGATGTAGATGCGCTTGCGGTGTGGCTGGTGGTTCGACATGGTTTATCCCGATTGTTGGTTTGCGTCACTGGGTTGGTGTGAAGTTGTGTTTATCACTTGCCTTATGAGCAAATAATCACATGTTGTGTTTCTTGGTGTCAACACGAAGTGTGTTTGTTGTGGGCAAAAAAAGCCCACCGTGCTGGTGGGCTTGTTATATGAGCTTCGATGAACGTCTTATCTGGCAAGCACTGCGTCGGTCACTTCTCTTGCATAATCCAGCCACGCCTCTTCGGTCACAATCTTGATATGGTGGCCTTTTTCTTGCTGTTTCATCGCCTTTTCGATTTTGCGGCCATAGGATGAGAAGCGCCAATCGCGGGAGCAGAGTTCACCGATGATCAAGTAATCGACTTCTTTTGTGACGGTATTGTGGGGGATGGCGCCAAGGCCAAGCGCTGTCTCCTGGCACTGATTACGGGTACCGGAGAGAAATGCCCCGGTAAAGCACACGCCACACCCAGCCAGATTATCAATGTCCAGATCGGAAACCGCGAGGCGGGTGGCCATGCCGTCCACGGCGCCGTGTTCAAAGGGATTACCCACAAACAGCAGCACCTGCTGATGCAGCTCATCCCGCTCATCTTCGGTGATCACGCCATCCTTGAGGATCCGCTCGACGGTCTGGTAAAGCTGCTTGCCGGGGTAGTGGGCCCGCAGCAGGCTGTTTTGGGTCATCCACCACTTCATGTAGCGGATTTCAGCGTCGGAGAGATGCTGATCGCCAGCGACCCCTTTGCAGAGCCCTTCCAGCAGCAGTTTATCTGACTCTTCTGAATAGAAGTCCACCCCTGGGATATGACGCAGCGACTCCATAAATTGAGGAATGGTACTCATCAGATGGAGTTTCTCATCTTCCGTGATCACCCCATCGGCAAGCACATCAGATACCAGGTTACTCAGTTCCCTTAGCACCCAGTCACGGCGCCCCGCGCATTCTTTTAGCCAAGTGTCGAGGTAGAGCACTTCCTGTTCGTCGATGACGCCATCGGCCACGATCCCGTCCAGGATGCCCATCAGGTTGTTCAGTAGCTTGTCACGATTACGGTTGGCGTTGTAATTGGCCAGCGGTTGTCCATTGCGATCCAGTGTTGTCATTTGTTGCTTCCTGCACAGTATTGATAAACAGACAAAAAAATAGCCCGGCATGACGGGCTATCGTAAATCGATGAGTGTTAAAAATGTGCGGAGAAGGTCAAAGTTCCATCTTAAGCCGCCAACCGGGGCAGCCAAATGTCCCGCTTCTGATAGGGCAGCACTTGGCACGCGTCAGTGAACAGGGTGGCCAGTTGATTGAATTGCTCTGCGATAGTCAGATCATCTATCACCACATAGCGGTTGTGGAGTTCCGGATTGGCACGTTTCAGATCCGTGATGCGACCCAGCACGCTATAGGCACCATTCCAGTTCCCGCTTGGTTGCACTCGGCTGGTGAACAGATATTTGGGCATATTCGAGTTTTTGAGCGTGATAGGCACTTTAATCCGATGACCACTGCCACCAATGATGTCTTCGTCAATGGCCAACTGCGCTGACAAATCGGTGGTGCGTAAAAAACCTATCACTTCCTTCTTAAATAGATCTTCTTTAGGGGCTTTGTACCAGTCCAAGCTCATGGAGGAGGCGAGGATGCCACCTCGAATCACATTGGCCATGACATCTGCAACTTGGGATTCAGAGGTCGCAAACCCAACAATTTCACCACGGTCATTGAGCTCAACACCCTGAGACAGCAAGAGCGCACGCAACTCGTCGATTCTGCGCTTATCAAGGGTGATGCCACGGGATTCCATATTCAATAGCGCATCGGAACGGTCTGATACCTTGATGTAGTTGTCTGATAACGTCTGCACGAATGCGCCGACATGTTCACCGTCGTCGCAATAGGTATATGGGCTGATAATGCGCATCATCGCATCACTGATGGGATGGCATTCGAAGCCCAAGCGGGTTAGCAGGGTTGAACACATCATAGTTCGAGACTCATTTGTGGGGTGTTTGATGCGCCTGGATCAGGCAGATCTCCCAAGAAAGCAATGTTGCACTCTTTACAAAAGTAACGCCAATAACCGTTTATGTCATCGGGATCCAGAATAACCCCTAATGATCTAGCTGGCTCTTCATCTGTGACAGATTCAACATAGAAGTGCAGGTGTGGTCCGAGTAGAGAACGATCAAGCTGTAGACCGGGCACCTCGCAGCGATTGGTATGGCGATCAAAAGGATAGGTATCGACACCTCTGATCCGGCGCCCGTGGTATGACAGTAGGAAGTTCATCTTGCAATAATCACCGCGGCTTTGCTCTCGCGGGCGCCAGGTGATCCGCAATTCTAACCCTTCAATGGGGATGCCAGCTTCGTCCAAGACGGCAATAACGAGTTGCAACCAAAGCGGGGATCTTCCCGGTGGTGGCTTGATGGCCCATCTTAGTCCCACGTGAGCGATGGTTTTATTCATCAACACCAAGGCATCGACGGTGGCCTGCGGTGGACAGAACTCTCGTTTTTTACCCAATACGGGCTCCTGTTTATATATCTGTCGTCTTACCGGCGCTTTCTACGGCGGCGGTGCTCCACCATGGTGCCGATGATCTGGATATGCTGACGATCTGAGCGCATGGTGGGGTAGTCGTCATTGAGCGGCACCAGCTCGAAGACCTCCTTGCCATCGTCGTCCACGCCACGGGGGCGGAACTTCTTGAAGGTGGCTGCCTCCTCGCCGTTCTTGGCCACCACAAAGTCCCCCGGATGAGGATGCTCGTCCGGGTCGATCAGCACCACATCCCCTTCGACAAACTCCGGCTCCATGGAATGGCCTTTCAGCTCGATGGCAAAGGCCCGCTCGCCCAGCGCGAGATCGGTGGTGATATAGACCAGATTGCCATCGCACTCGCGGATCTCGTTAACGTCGGTCCAGCCCCCGGCCTGCACATAACTGAGCACCGGGATGCGACGGGTATCGGGTGGGGCGATCACCATGTTGGGAGTGGGAGGTGTGGCGTCTTCACTGCCAAACAGGATGAGCTCTGGCCTGACTCGAAGTGCTTGCGCGAGCACGATGGCGTCATCAGCACTGATCTTCCGCGCACCAACCTCATAGTTACCGACTCGTGACTGGGAAGCCCAGCCGCACTTCTCAGCCAACGCAGCTTGGCTGAGGCCCTCTTTTTCTCGAAGAGCTTTCAGCCGCTCTCCACGTACTAACGATTCATTTGTCATGGCACCTTTTTTATCACGAAGCGTGTTTCCCATCTTTCACTAATTGTGTTTGTGGTGTTTACTGTCAAACACGATTCGTGTTTAATGCTCAAGTGAATAGGGAGACGCGTTGTGAACCGAATAGCTGAAGTTAGAAAAGCAGTTGATAAAACCCAGGCCCAGCTAGCCCATGAGCTTGGTTGGCGAGTGTCGAGGATTGGTAACTACGAGCTCGGTCTGCGAACCCCTGGGCTCATAGAGTGTCGAGCGATTGTTAAGGCGCTTAACCATATGGGGGCCGCGTGTTCACTCGAAGATGTCTTCCCCCCAGAGAGTTGATGAGTCCCATCATGCCAAAACCCACCAGAACAACCACGAGAGTGAAGCGGGATCACTCCCACCTTTCTGACCCTATTGACGCCGCTTATCAGATGAGCCGCCGGTACAACATCACCGAGCTGGCCAAGCTGATGGGCAACAAGCGCCCCACCACCCTAAACAACAAGTTCAACCCTGCTTGTGAAGACCACCACCTGACCCTGTCCGAGGCGATGGCGGTGACCGAGCTGACCGGTGACAACGCCATCCTGCAGGCCTGGGCGCTGTCCCGCGGCCATACGTTGGTGGCCCTGCCGGATAGCACGGTGACCGAAGAGGAGCTGGCCGACCAGGTGATGCTGGTGGGTGAGGTGGTTGCGGCGGTGTTTGGTGAGTTGCGTGAGGCAAGGCAAGACGGGGTGATTGACCCCATTGAGCGGAAGGCTATCACGGCGGCAGTGCACCGGGCCATCAAGGAGCTGCTGAGCCTGGAAGAGTCGGTAGCCAGTCAGGTGCGCCCGTTCCCGGGGCCACATGCACAAGGAGAGAAGTGATGAAGGAAGCACAAAAAAAGTGGGCCGGCGCTGCGGTAACAGCCCGACCCGAGGTCCATTTTCGCGGAGAAAAGAACGTGGAGAAGCGTACCCAACAATCGCCGAGGGCGCAAGGCAGTCGCCGCTCGTGCATCCCGCCCATGTTGCCGAAGCTGGTGGTGGGCACCCGGGGGGCCTTTCTGGTCTACAGCGGGTTGCGCATCCCGGCCACGGCCGAGCAGGTGCAACGCCATCTGGCCTGTTTGCAGCAACACCTGCAGGAGGTGGCCCATGCATCCTGAGCTGTTTATCGAGCGCAACGTGGCGCAGATCCTGACGGCGGGGGGATACACCCCGGATGTGGTGCACACCGCAACCCAGGCGGCTCTGCGGCATTTTCGCACCACGCCGTGCTTTGCCAAGGGGCAGGCCTTTGCCAAGTGTCTGGCGGAGGGAAAGAAGATGGCCAAGTTGCTGCAACGCAAGCTGCGCCAGCAGGAGAAGGACGCCAAGAAGGCGGCCAAACCGACGCGAGTGAAGAAGGTGAGCCATGGGTGAGGTAGTCAGACTGGCGGCCCCGGTGGCCGCCCCTGTTTCGCGAGGATGCAATGTGGCCGACAACCGTCGCAGTGGGTTTGTCCTGCTGTACAAGAGCCTGAAGGAGGTGCCGTTTTACCGCGATCCGGTGCGCAAGGCGCTGTGGCTGCACCTGCTGCTGGAGGCGGCGCACGAGCGCTGCGAGGTGAGCTTCAACGGCAATCGCCTGTTGATCCAGCGTGGCCAGGTCGTAGGCTCTGCCCGTTCCCTTGGGGAGGCCTGTGGCATCTCCGAAGACAGTGCCCGCCGATCCCTGGATGCTTTCGAGCAGGAGGGGATGATCAGCCGCTCCAGCAAGCAGGGTACCCGTGGTTATACCCTGGTCACCCTGCTCAATTACGACCCTTACCAGCGCGGAGTTTCAGAACACATTGGCGCGGAGTTAGGCGCGGAGTTGCAACCCGCATCAAAGCAGGGGACGGAGGGGGGATCGCAATCTGATGGCGCGGAGTTAGGCGCGGAGTATCACGCCGAAGATCTAAACAAGATAAACAATAAAACAAACAAAGATCTTAAAGACTCTTCGTCGCAACTCGCTGACGCGACTTTCGACCAGCAGGGGGAGGGAACTGCCATCGAGGGGGTTGCCGATCCCGAACCCAAGGCCCGGGTGATTCCCGAGGCTGCCATCCAAACCCCGAGCGGCAAGGCGTGGGGAACCGGTGATGACCTGATGACCGCGCAGTGGATGTTCCGGCGGGTGCAGTTGATCACCCCGACCGCCATTGAGCCGAACTGGGCGCAGTGGGCGAACGTGATCCGGCTGATGCGCGAGCTGGACCAGCGTAGCCACCGCGATATCTGCGAGCTGTATGACTGGGTGAGCCGGGATGCGTTCTGGTGTGCCAACGTGCTGTCGCCGCAGAAGCTGCGCCAGAAGTGGGACCAGCTGCAGGCCAAGCGCGGTAATCCATCTGGCGGCCACCAGCGCCCCCTGTCCAATCTGGCGCAAGCCCAACAGCAGGCCCAGGCCCTGCGAGCCGCGGGGGTCGATTATGACGACAACACTCCCCTCTAACGTGACCAGTCTGCCCGTGAATCAAGCCAGTCTGCAGGTGAGCACCGGCATGTCGATGTTCCTGGCCGATGAGCTGTTGCCGTTGATGGCTGGGTGCTGGCCCGCCAGTGCCAGCCAGTTGGATGCCAATGCCCGCGGCGTGGCCATGGCCTGGGGTGTTCAACTGCGCGGGTTCACCGCCCAGCAGATCCGCGAGGCAGTGTTAGAGCTGGCCGATGACGCTGGCCGCCAGTTCGCCCCGCGCCCGGCCGAGGTCAAGGCCACCATCCTGCAGCGCAATCCGGTACCGAAGTCTGCCCCTGTGGGCCGCCAGGTCTCTTTGCGAGCCTGCGAGATGCAGGCGGAGGCCCGTGTCTATGTGCGTGATCGCGAGGTGACCGATGAGGCGGTTCAGGTCGAATTGCTGCAGGTGCAGGCCGAACTGCGCCGCGAGGGTGTGACGATTACCGGGAGGATGGGGTGATGGCTGTGACGTTCAGTGAGGCTTGTGAGCGGGACATTCGCCGCGCCCGGTATGTGCGGGTGGCTGTGTACCCGGAGGTGAAGGATTGGCTGCCGGTGCAGGTGCGCCTTGAGGTGTCGGATTGCCCGGCGCACTTGGGGTTTACCTCGCAGGCTCACCGTGCCGGGCATTACCTGGTGCAGGGGGCCGAGCTGGCGGAGGTGGTGAAGGCGGTTAATACCCTGCGCGGCCAGCAGCAGCGGCCCGTCACGCTGGAGATGATTCCATGCGCGATCTCGTGATGCCGATGCTGGCGGTGCTGTTACTGGCCGGCTTGGCGTTGTACCTGGCCGCGAATGTGTCGATGGGGGGAGAAAGATGGAATTGATGATGCAGGGGGCAGCCCCGTTGACGATGACCAGCGTGGAGATCGCCGAGCTGACCGGTAAGGAGCACAAGAATGTGCTGGCCGATATTCGCCGGATGCTGGTGGAGATTCAATCGGCTGAAAAGTCAGCCGACTATCAGGACAGCCTTGGTCGTGCTCAACCGTGCCTGTTGCTGGACAAGGACGAGAGCCTTTGTCTGGTGGCCGGTTACAGCGCCCAGTTGCGGATCCGGATTATTCGCCGCTGGCAGGAGCTGGAGCAGCAAGCCCACCAGCCCGCGATGATGATCCCCCAGACCCTGCCGGAGGCACTGCGCCTTGCTGCCGAGCTGGCCGAGCAGAAGATGGCGCTGGAACAGAAGGTGGCGATGGATGCCCCGGCGGTGGAGTTCGCCAAGCAGATCGCCAGTGTGGAGAAGGGGATCACCTTGTCGGCGTTCGCCAAGACGGTGGGCCTTGGCCCCAATACCCTGTTCACCCTGCTGAGGGAGCGCAAGATCTTGATGAGTTGCCGCGGGGAGCGCTGGAACCTGCCGATGCAGGAGTATGTGGACCGCGGGCTGTTCGCGACCCGGGAGAGCTCGTTTGACAGCAACGGCGAGCGGCGCATCAGCTTCACCCCCCTGATCACCGGCAAGGGCCAACAGTGGCTGGTGGAGCGACTGATCCGTGACGGCATCCTGCGTGGGGTGGCGGCATGAGTCACAACCTGGCCCTGTTGCCATCGGCTGAACGGCAGCGCATCGAGTTGATCAAGCAGGCGCACCTGCTGGTGTGGCGCCGTCGCCGCAACGAGATCGGGCGTGAGGTTGTGGTGGCCGCCATCGATGAGGTGGATGAAGAGCACCGTGAGTGGTTTCGCCAACAGTTGAATGCGATCAGGGGGCAAGCGTGAGCGCAGGAAACGCCGTGTTTGTCGAAGCGCTGGGGCTGGCCCTGGTACCGCTGGGCGACAGCCTGCCGGCGGTGAGGCGTCAACTGGCTGGCAAGCCGGTGCGCCTGGTGCGCGATCAGGGGGCTGACCTGCTGGCCCAGTTCCCTGAGCTGGTGTCGGCCCTGGCCTGCGCCGCAGTGGTCAATGCCGCCGGTGGGGAGCTGCTGACCGCCAATGCCACTGCTTGCGTGATAGCCGATGGCTGCATTGGGGAAACCGTCACTGCAGAGGTGGAGGGGGTCCATCTGCCTTTGTGCTGGCATCACGACAACGAGCACCGCAATGGGCAGTTACCGATCCGCCTCGCCGATGTGGCCGGGTGGCTGGCGCAGCTTGTGCTGCAGCGGGTCGCTGGCTGGTGTGGGGTGGCCGCTGCTGACCTGACTGCCCGGGATCTGTGCTGGTGGGCGACCGTCTACAAGGTGCTGCCTTCATTACCGGATCCGCTGCTGCGCTCAGCCTGTCGCCTGGCACCCATCGAACCGGATCGGAAGTGGTCGCCCCGTGGTAACCGGGAGACCGATGCTCGCTATCGTGATCATCGCCTTGAGGTGGCAGAGCGCGATCCACTGGCCGATCTGCGGGCTCGCATCAATGCCAAACCGGCCATTCGCCAGATTGATCCTGAGCCTGCGGCCTTGCATTTAGGCAAGCCCAAACGACAGCGCTGGGAGTGTGCCGCCTACTTGGCTTTTGTTCGACAGTTGCCCTGTGTGGTGACGGGCCAGCGCGAGGGCATCGAGGCGCACCACGTTGTGGGTCACGGGATGAGTGTGATGGGCAGCAAGGCGCATGACCTGATGTCGTTCCCACTCGCCCACCAGCCACACATGGAGTTGCACCGGATCGGGTGGAAGGCTTGGGAGGCCAAGCACGGTTCGCAGTTGGAGCACGTTATCAACACACTGGAGCTGGCTTGCTCCTTGGGAGTGTTCAATGCCAAAAGCTGATTCATGGACAGTGACCCTGCCATGGCCCCCTTCAACCAACCGGATCTGGCGCAATGTGGCCGTGAGCGGCAAGCCCAGAACCCTGCTGAGCCAGGAGGGGAGGGTTTATCGCAAGGCTGCGGCCGATGCCTGCTTGGCTGCCAAGTTAGCTGGCAAGCAGATTCCCGATCGGCTGGCCCTGCGGCTGGTGGTGCAGGCCCCTGACCGGCGAGCCCGGGATCTGGATAACACGGTGAAGGCGGTGCAAGACGCCCTGACCCACGCCGGGGTGTGGCTGGACGATAGCCAGATCGACCGGTTGCTGGTGGAGCGCGGGCCGGTAGTGAAAGGGGGAATGGTGTCGGTAACGGTGGAGGTGATGAGTGCGCTTTGAATATGCAATTACCGTAGGGGATCCGCGTTCTGTGATGCTGCAGGCCTATCAGGCCCAGTCAACGGGGCGTACTCATCTGACAAAGAGTGATGTGATGACGGCATTGGGAATGGTTCAGAAGCACAATGGTGCCGGCATGGCGCTGGTGATGGCGCGTTACTGCAAAGACCTAGGGGATGCCAAGAAGGCCCTGCTAGCTGTGCAAGCCGAGTGCACCAAGATTGCCCCCCGCTATGTGGGGGCCAACAAGGAACGTGGCCATGGCATGGCCTTGCGCCGGGTGGCCGAGCTGGCCCTGGAACACTACTGCCGCACTGCTGACACTCCTGGGGCTTCCTGTCACCCGCAGTTCTGCCGGGGGCGGGGAGTGATCCGCGACCTGGAACTGAGCCGCCTGCACGGCAAGGCGATTGATAAGGTGTGCCCACGCTGCGGTGGTACCGGGCTACGCCCCATCCCGGGTACTCAGATCAGACGCGCCATTGAACCGTTGGCTGGTGGACTGACCCGTGGGCAATGGGAGCTGGGCTGGTATCCGCTCTATCTGGCCGTGCTGGATTGGTGCCACCAGCAGGAGTCAGCGGCGCAGGCGCGCTATTGGTATACGACGCGGTAAGTCACTTGCCCCTAGAACCCCGCTTCGGCGGGGTTGTTGCTTGTGCAGGTGAGGGTGGCTTGACGGCCACCTGCAATTTTGTGTAGGCTGATTGCCAACGATGGAAGACTGCACCCGAAAGGTTGCGGTCTTTTTTGTTTATTGCTCTCAAACCTCGGCTTAGCCGGGGTTTTTTCGTTTCTGGGGTGGATTCATGAATCAAGGACATGAGCAGATCGCTACCACTGTGGTCGGTGAAGCTGCGAAATCTGCCCCTCCTGTAGCGGTGGTGAGTATGTCGTGGGCTGGCGTCTCTTTGAATGACTGGGTGCTGATCGCGACGCTTGTGTGGCTTTCGGTTCAGATCGGCTGGTTTATCTGGTCGAACATCATCAAGCCACGCGCCAAGCAGGTGGGGTAGGCATGACAAAAGTACGAATTGCCATAGCGGCGCTCACTCTCAGTGCTGCCGGCTTTGTGGGGATCCTGAATCGGGAGGGGTTTGGGCCGACGGCTTACCCCGACCCCGTACACGGTACCAAGCTCCCCACTATCGGCTTTGGGAGCACCGAAGGGGTCAAGATGGGTGACACCATCACGCCCGTTGCCGCGGTGAACAGGAGCCTTCGGGAGGTGCGGGTGTTCGAGAATGCCCTTAAGGCCTGCATCAAGGTGCCACTCCACCAGTATGAGTTCGACGCCTATGTCGAGCTCTCCCACAACATCGGTCCCGGCGCCTTCTGCCGATCCACCATCGTGAAGCGCCTGAACGCTGGCGACTACCCCGGGGCCTGCGAGGCGATCCTGCTATTCAAGCGTTCCGGCAACCAGGACTGCTCGGTACCGGGGAACCGGGTATGCCCCGGGCTCTGGAAAGACCGGCTGCGCCTCAATGCGAAGTGCAAGGGGGTGTGATGGGAGTGACTCAGCAGAGCAAGGTGCTGCCGTTCCTGGCCGGTGCCTTGGTGATAGCCGCTCTGGCCGGCGGTGGGGTGGCGCTCTACTGGTCTGGTCAAGCCAATGGGAAGGAAGGGGAGCGCAAGGCCTGGCAGGCGAAGTGGGATGAAGAGGCGACCCGTCTGGCCACGGCCAGGACTAAGGCAGAGCTGGAGGCTCGGGAGGAAGAACTGCGCCGCCAGGCAGAAATCGATGAGGTAAGAGAGCATGCGCAAGAACAAATCGCCCAAGCACAAGCTGATGCCGATGCTGCTAGCCTTGAGTCTGGCCGGCTGCGCGAGCAAGCCCGCCGCCTGGCAGCCCGAGCAAGTCAGTGCGCCAGCAATCCCGGGGCTGCCCAAGGAGGCCCGGCAGCCGGACATCCTGCCATGGTGCTCGCCGACCTGCTCAGCCGGGCTGACGAGAGAGCGGGTGAGCTGGCAGCAGCGTATGACCGAGCTCGAGCGTCAGGACTAGCCTGTGAAAGAGCCTATCTCTCATTGACTCAACCCCGTTAACCCAACTACCGCAATACCCACCCCCCAGGTCAAAGGTACTCCCCCAGCCCCCCGTCCTCGACGGGTCGGGCGAGGCGCGGTTTTTCACTACATATGAAACCCCAAGAAGTGAGGTTGTTGTTTTCATGTCAGAGCCATCAGACAAGGATCGCCCTGCGCCTGGCTGGCTGAAAAAATCCGACATGGCTGCAAGCCTGGGGATCTCGGTGCAAGCCTTTGATAAGTGGGGAGTTAAGCCAGTAAAAAAGATCGGGCGCAACGTTTACTTTGATGTGCGCTCGGTTGTGGATAACCGGATCGAGAACGCGATCCAAAAACACCAACCAACGGATCCTCAAGACATGGATGAGGATCAATTGGACTTCCAACGGTGGAGGCTCACCAAGGAGCAGGCCGACAAGGCCGAGCGAGAGAACCGGATCGCTGAGCGCCATCAGGTGCCGACCGAGTTTGCAACGTTCGCTCTGACGCGCATCGCCGCAAAGGTCAGCAGTCTGCTCGACACCGTTCCACTCACTATGCGCCGCCGTTATCCCGAATTGCAGACCAAGCACATCGAGGGGCTCCAGCGCGAACTGGTCATAGCCAGCAACGAGGCGGCCTCCCTGGGTGATCTGCTGCCGGAGTTACTGGATGAATATATCGACAGCACAAGTAAGTAGCCTGGCGGCTGCCGTAAACCTTGGGCTGTCAGCCCTGCTCAGGCCGCCGGTGCAGACCGCCGCCGAGTGGATGGATGACCATTACTACCTGCCGGTGGAGTCCTCCTATCAGGAGGGCCGCTGGAAGTCGCTGCCGTTCCAGGTGGCCATCATCAACGCGATGGCCAATGACGACATTCGAGAGGTCAATTTCGTCAAGTCGGCGCGGGTTGGTTACACCAAGATGCTGCTCGGTGTGGCCGCTTACCTGTTGGAGCACAAGAAGCGCAACGGACTGATCTGGCATCCCACTGATGGTGATGCTGAAAAGTTCGTCAAAAAGCACGTTGATCCCATGATCCGTGATGTCCCCAGACTAAAGGCGCTCGCGCCCTGGTATGGGAAGAAGCACAAAGATAACACGCTGGAGCTCAAGCGATTCGCCAACGGGCGAGGGTTAGAGATCCGGGGTGGTAAAGCGGCGGCAAACTACCGAGAAGCCTCTCCCGACTTCGGTATCTATGACGAGCTGGCCGCCTTCGATGCTGACATCGATCACGAGGGTTCGCCCACGTTCCTCGGTGACAAGCGGATGGAGGGCTCGACCCACCCCAAATCAATCCGTGGCTCTACCCCCAAGATCGCGGGGCAGTGCCAGATAGAGCGGGCGGCCAGCGAATCGCAGCACCTGATGCGTTATCACGTGAAGTGCCCACATTGCCATGCAGAGCAGTACCTCAAGTGGGGCGGCCCCGATGCCGAGTTCGGCATCAAGTGGGACGGTAACAACCACAACTCGGCGTTCTATCTGTGCGAGGCAAATGGCTGCGCCATTCGCCAGCATGAGATGGATTACGAGACGGTGGAACGCTGGATCTGCGAGCGCACCGGCATATGGACGCGGGACTCCATCGACTGGTTCGACAGTGATGACCAACCGATCCCTCCTCCCGAGTCGGTGACCTTCCATATCTGGACGGCCTACAGCCCGCTGACGACATGGGTGCGGATTGTCTCTGACTTCCTCAAAGCGAAGGGTGACCAGGGCAAGCTAAAGACCTTCGTCAACACCACGCTGGGCGAGACCTGGGAAGAGGAGACCGGTGAGAAACTGGAGTGGGAGGCGCTTGCCGCCCGCCGCGAGGTATGGCCGCACCCCGTCCCTGATGGGGTGCTCTATATCACTGTCGGGGCTGATACCCAGGATGACCGTTTCGAGTTCGAGATCACCGGCTGGGGCGTGGGGGAGGAGCATTGGGTGATCGACTACCAGCGCCTGTACGGCAACCTCGGGCACACCGAGATCTGGGATCGACTGCACGAGCAGTTCTCGCGCCAGTTTATCAAGGCCAACGGTGAGGTGATGGATATCGGACTGGTGCTGATTGACTCTGGTGGTCACTACACCGATGAGGTCTATCAGTTCTGTCGCCGCAACCCGCGCAAATATATCCCTATCAAGGGGGCCACGGTGATGGGCAAACCCATCATCACCTTCCCGCGCAAGAAGAACCGGCAGGGTGTTTACCTGTCGGAGGTCGGCACCGACACCGCCAAGGACGTGATCTACGCCCGCCTGGCCGATGTGCCTGCATCGCTATCCGGGCCGCTGCCTGGTTACCGGCACCACCCTGTCGCCGAGTGGGCAGATGAACACTATTTCAAGGGTCTGACCTGTGAGCGAAAGCGGCTGGAGTTTATCAAGGGCCGCCGCGTCTATCGCTGGGTTAACCCATCCGGCGCCCGCAACGAGCCCACTGACTGCGCGGGTTACTCACTGGCCGCCGTGCGCCTTGGCGTCCAGCACAAAGGCTGGCGCCTGGTCGCCCGGCATCAGCCAACCACTATCAACCACGCCGAGCCGGTATCCCGCCCGCAGCCAAGACCCACGGCAGCAGGCAACAGCTGGCTCGGCACGAACTCAGGAGGCTGGCTGTGAAGCTGAGCGATATCGACAGCATGATCGAGCTGTACCTGCAGGCCGAGCGCGATGTGCTGGCCGGCAAGCAGGTAACGTTCCAGGGCCGCACTGTGACCTCTGAAAACCTCAACGAGCTCCGCTCTGGTCGGCGGGAGTGGGAGCAGCGCCGCGCTAGCGTGGCCAACCCTGCCCGTCAGCCCTATGCCGCCGCGAGGTTTACATGAGAGCCATAGATAAGTTGGTCGGGTTTATCTCCCCCGGCTGGGCAGCCAACCGGATGCGCGACCGCTTGCGAATGATGGCCTACGAGGCGGCAATGCCGTCTAGAACCCATCAGGCCAAGCGGGAACGGCGTGGCGCCAACGTGGCCACCCAGCAATCGGCGATCAGCCTGCGCGAGCAGGCCAGAGCCCTGGACGAAAACCATGACATTGTGATCGGCCTTCTCGACAAGATGGAGGAGCGGATTGTCGGCGGCAAAGGCATCCAGATCGAGCCGCAGCCCCGCTCGGTCGATGGACAGTTGCTGGATGACCTCGCCAAGGATATCCGCCGCCGCTGGGCTGCCTGGTCACTCAAACCGGAAACCACCGGCACCTACACCCGTCCCGCCATGGAGCGGCTGGCCTGTCGTACCTGGTTGCGCGATGGCGAGGTGTTTGGTCGCCGCCTGCTGGGCACCATCAAGGGCTATCAGCATCACTCGGATACACCCTTTTCGGTGGAGGTGCTGGAGCCTGACTTTGTGCCGTTCGAGATGAACAGCGTGGCGGATGGGGTCAGGCAGGGGATCAAGGTCGATGCCTGGCGCCGTCCGAAATCCTACTTTGTGATGTTCGATCACCCCGGCGAAATGCAGGGCTATCGCTACCGCACCAAGGAGGTTGAAGCCAGCGAGATGTATCACCTGGCCCTGCGCAAGCGGATCCATCAGCTGCGCGGCGTTACGCTGCTGCACGGTGTCATCACTCGCCTCGCTGACCTCAAGTCGGTGGAAGAGGCCGAGCGCGTAGCCGCCCGGATCAGCGCCTCGCTCGCCTTCTTCATCAAGAAGGAACACCCGGAGGGATACCAGGCGCCGCCAGATGGTTCACCCGCGCAAGCGCAGCGAATGATCGACATCACGCCGGGCATGACCTTTGACGACCTGCGCCCCGGCGAGGATGTCGGGGTTATCCAGTCCAACCGGCCAAACACCGCTCTGAACGTCTGGCGATCGGGTCAGCTGCGCTCATCCTGTGCTGGCACCCGCAGCCAGTATTCGAGCGTGGCCCGCGACTATGACGGCACCTATTCCGCCCAGCGCCAGGAGCTGGTTGAGGGGTGGGAAGGCTTTGCCGTGCTGCAGGATGAGTTTGTGGCCAACTGGTCGCGCCCTGTTTATCGGGATTGGTTGCTGGCCGAAACCCTGCGCAGCAAAGACCCTCTCAAGCTGCCTCCCGAGCTGGATATGAAAACCCTGTTCGATGCCATCTATCTGGCGCCAGTCATGCCCTGGATTGACCCGGAGCGTGAGGCCAACGGCTGGAGAGCTGTGATTCGTGGTAGTGCTGGCACGGTGACTGAGTGGATCCGGGCTCGCAACAGGAACCCTGACGAGGTGCGGGACCAGCGTCTTTCCGAACTGGAATGGGAGAAGCAAAACAACGTCATCACCGATTCCAACCCAGCCAATGATCCAGGAGCACAACCCAGTGAAAAAGCACCACCTGACGGCGGCGGTCCAGACCGCGCTGATGCCAGCGCGAGCGGAGGCCGCCAGCGACCAACCCGCCGCCGATAACCAGAGCCCCCGCAGCTGGTACACCATCAACGCCCTGGCCGCCTCAGAGCCCACGGTAGAGATCTACATCTATGACGTGATCGGCTACTGGGGTGTGTCGGCTCAACAATTCATCTCGGACTGCAAGGCCGCCGGGGTGTTTAGTGCCAAGCAAATCAATCTGCACATTCACAGCCCCGGCGGTGATGTGATGGACGGGTTTGCCATCTACAACACCCTGGCCCGCCTCACCTGCAAGATCGACATCTGGAACGATGGCCTGGCGGCCAGTATGGCCTCGGTCATTCTCTGCCTGCCCAATGCCACCGTGCATATGCCGAGCAATGCCTGGGTGATGATCCACAAGCCGTGGTCTGGCGCAGTCGGCAATGCGGACGACTTGCGAGATCTGGCCGATTGGCTGGATCGCAACGAGGCGCTGCTGCTCAACGCCTACGAGAAGAAAACCGGCAAGCCCCGCGAGGAGCTGGCCGCGCTACTGTCGGCAGATACCTGGCTCGATGGCCTGCAGGCCAAAGAGATGGGGTTTGTCGATGTCCTGGAAGAGCCGATCTCGGCTGCCGCCTACGTGAACGAGAACAAGATGAAAGACTTTAACAACATTCCTACCCAGGCCCGAACCCTGTTCGGCGCCAAAGCGAACGCTGGCACAGCTGCTCCTGTACCGGCCAACCCCACCACGACCGCCGTTTTGCCTGGCCAACCCCAGCCGCCCGCTGGTGATGATGCTGTCGCTGCCTTCAAGCGACAGGAGCAGGCTCGCCGCAATGACATTCAGGATCTGTTTGCGCTGACCGGCGGCCGCTTCCCTGAGCTGATGGCCGAGTGCCTGGCTGATATGGATGTTTCCGCCGCCGCCGCGAAAGAGAAAATCAAGGCAGCGCTGGGCACCGGCGCCAGTGAAACCGGCCCGCTGGGTTCCACCGTGCATATCCACGCTGGCAACGGCAACCTGATCGGCGACTCTGTTCGCGCCTCCCTGATGGCTCGCTGTGGTCATGCAGAGAAAGAGCGTGACAACCGCTATGACGGTTTCAGCTTGCGCGAGCTGGCGCGGGCATCACTGGAAGGTCGCGGGGTATCCACCTCCGGCATGAGCCCGATGAACTATGTCGGCATGGCCTTCACCCACACCAGTTCCGACTTTGGCAAGATCCTGATGGATGTCTCCAACAAGTCAGTGCTGGAAGGTTGGGAATCCGCCAATGAGACATTCGAGAAGTGGACGCGCAAGGGCACCTTGTCCGACTTCAAGGTGGCCCAGCGTGTCGGCTTGGGTGATATCGCCAGCCTGCGCAAAGTGCGCGAGGGGGCTGAGTACAAGCACATCACCCTGAACGACACCGGTGCCACCATTCAGCTGGCTACCTACGGCGAGCTGTTCTGCATCACCCGCCAGGCGATCATCAACGATGACCTCGACCTGCTGACCCGCATCCCGAAACTGATGGGGGCGGCGGCGCGTGGCACCATCGCAGATCTGGTCTATGCCGTGTTGACCCAGAACATCAAGATGCCGGACAACAAGCAGTTGTTCCACGCCGATCACCACAACCTGCTGAGCGGCGCAGACTCTGCCATGAGCATCAAGGCACTCTCTGCTGCCAAGGCGCTGATGCGCAGCCAGAAGGCGGCCGCAGAAGGTGGCAAGGGTCGCGCTCTCAACATCCGCCCGGGCTTTGTTCTGGTGCCGATTGAGCTGGAAGATACCGCGCTCCAGCTGATCAACAGCACCTCCGTCCCCGGCGCCGATGCCAACTCCGGCATCAGCAACCCGCTCAAGGGCTTCGCCGAGGTGATCGGTGAACCGCGTCTCTCCGATAGCGATGTGGCCCAGTGGTTCCTGGCTGCGCAGGGTGGCGACACGGTGGAGGTGGCCTATCTGGACGGCATTGATGCGCCATGGATTGAGCAGCAGGAAGGCTTCACCGTTGACGGCGTGACCACCAAGGTTCGCATCGATGCGGGGGTTTCCGCCCTCGACCATCGCGGCCTGGTCAAGGCTGCCGGCAAGTAATCGGAACGGCCCGCCACACGGCGGGCCATCTTTTGGCAAACAACAGGAACAGCAACATGGCAAAGAATTTTGTTTGTACCGGCACCCAGCTGGCGTTTGTAGCCCCGGCCGGTGGTGTGGTTTCCGGCAAGCCTATCAAGATGGGCGATCTGACCGTTGTCCCGCTGGAGACCGCCGCCGCTGGCACCGAGTTTACCGGCGCCCTGTCCGGTGTCTGGACTCTCCCCTGCGACACCGCATTGGCTATCGGTGCGGCCGTCAAGTGGGATGGTGCCAAGCTGGTCGCGGACACCACCAAGGACGCGGACGACTTCGGCAAGCTGGTTAGCAGCGGCGCCAGCGGTTACGCCGACGCGCTGATCGTCCAGTAATGGTGACCGGCTCCCGCTGGCAGCGGGCGGTCAGTCGCCTCAACGTGGCCGTTGATCAAGCCATGGGTATCGATGCCGTTGTCGCCGGTCAGCCGCTGACCGTGATCTATGACGAACAGCCTGATGCATTTGCCCAGGTGGCGACAGTGCTGCGCGAGCTCGCAGTGAGCAGTCCGCCGCCCGGGGTGCGTTTCCGTAATGGTGACAAGGTAGAGGTGCCAAGCCTCGGCCTGGTGACCGCTGTCAGAGACGTGCCATACATGCGGGCTGGCCAGTTGATCATCCCCATCAAGTGAGGCGGCTATGTCCATCAAGCTCGATCTGGAGAAGGCGGTCGCCAACCTGAACCTGCTGCCTGCCAAGCTGGTGCCCAAGGCCAGTGCGCAGGCGGTTAACCGGGTCAGCTCTCTGGCGTCCGGGCGGGCCATCCGTTTGACGGCCAAGGATGCGCGGGTGCGGGTGCCTGCCAAGTTGCTGCGCCCAAGGGTCAAGATCTTCAAGGCCACCGCGCAATCGCCGAATGCGGTTATCCGGGTGCGCCGCCGCCCCATACCGCTGATCAAGGTGGGGGCCGTGCAGCAGCGCCTGACCCGGCGAGGCGGCCGCTATCAGACTGGCGATATGCAGGTCGGACGGCATCGGGTGCCGGGCGGCTTTGTGGCGAATGGTGCCAAGGGGTTCGGTCAGTATCGGCGCGGTGGCGGTTACGCTGACACCACGCTGAGAAGCTGGCAGATCCTGCGCCGTGTCGGCAAGGGGCGTCACGCCCTGGAAGTGATGCGGATCCCGCTGGTCACCCCGATCACCGAGCACTACGAGCGCGAGGCCAAGGCGGCGATGAGCCGTGACATGCCCCGCGAAATGCAGCAGGCGCTGCTGCGTCAGTTGAAGCTGGCGATTAAATAGGGCTAGGATCCTGATCTCAACAAAAGGAGAGAGCATGATCATCCTGAAAATCGCCGTGGCCATGCTGATGCTGGCGCTGATCGCGGCAGGCACCTATCATGGCGGCTGGCTTGGCTTTGCCATTACAGTCGGCATGACGCTGGTACTCAACGGCATGTTCAACCGATGGGATGCCAGGCGGCAAACCTCAACCACCAAATAACCCGCTTCGGCGGGTTTTTTATTGGACTCACCATGACCAAGAGAACCCGCATCCGCCGGGCGCTGGCGGATCTTGTCGAGCTTGAGCTTAACAATGTCCCCGGCGCCACGCCGGTGACCGTGTTTGCCAACCGGCCATTCTCGATTGCTCAAGAAGATCTGCCGGTCGCCTTCTGTTACATGCTCGAGGGCAACCCCTCAGAGTATTCCCTGGATGAGACATATGACGGCACCCAGCTGATGGTGTCGCTCTATGTGATGGAGAACAACCAGGCAGATGCCGAGCTCGATGTGCTGGCTGACAATCTGGCGCCCCTCAATGAGTCATCCCTCAATGGTCTGCTGACTGAGGGGATGGCGCTGAGCAATTGGGCCTATGGCCAAGACGAAGAGGGGACTGGGCTCGCCAGCCTGACCCTGTCATTTAATGCAACCTGGAGCGAAAGCGATGACTGATAACACCACCCCGATCAAGGGCACGGGCACTCAGTTTCTGATGGCCAAGACCGCCGGCAAGGTGAAGCCTGACCCGTCCTCATCTGTCGATGTCTTGCGACTGGCGCAGGTGACCGACATTACCCCGCCGGAGATGAGTGCCGAAGCGTCAGAAGAGAACTACCTGGACGCCGAGGATCCACAGTGGAAAGAGAAGTCGGCCGGCCAGATTGACCCTGGCGAGCTTGGCATCACTCTGGCGTGGAAGCCGGGCGACGCCAACCAGACCACCATGGTCAACCAGCTGGGCGGTGAACCGCGCTGGTTCTTCATCAAGTTCCCGAACGGTGCGTATGACGCTCACTATGGTTTTGTCTCGAAAGTGGGCAAGGCCATCCCGGCGAAAGAGAAGATCACCCGCACCTTTGGCATCACCCTGACCGGCAAGCAGGCGCTGGCTGAACACGCTTACCAGGGGGGCTGATGGAGCCATTAATTGATAGCCGTGAGGTGACGTTGGTTACCCCTGGCGGCATGACCGCCACGGTGATTGTGCGGGCTCTGACCGGCCTGCAGATGTTCGATTATCAGGAGCTGCTGCTGACCAATTTCAGCGACTGGCCGCAACTGCCTGAGGCGCCCGCGAGCGATAGCGACATGGCCCGCTATACCTATGCTGTGAACAAGCATGTGGCTCGCCTCAACCTGCTGATGGCGGCGTTCGGGCTGTCCTATCTACACCCTGACAAGACTATCGAGGAGATGGTTGATTGGGTAGAACAGGCATATCCGATCCTTGAGCATCATCGCCAGCTTGCGATGACAGTGAAATCCCTGTCTGGTCTCGAGCCTCCGGCTCCGACCGATGCGAGTAGCGAGCAGGAGGTCGCCCCGCTCGATCCAAAAAAAGGTTAGAGATCGAGCGCGATTATGCCATGGCGTTTGCCCGCCAGTTTGTGCGGGCAGACTGGCGCCGTTTCCTCAGCGAGATATCGGCCCGGGAGTATATCGAGTGGAGCGGCCATTTCCGCCGCTTCCCTTTCGATTACCACCTGCGCCAGTTCGAGATGGGGCAGATCTGCGCTGCGATCTACAACACCGCTTTCCGACCTCAAGACCCCATCCAGTTAACCCAGTTTCTCTATAACCAGCCAGCTGATCCCGAGCCTGTCGAGCGTAGCGATGACGAGCTGATGATGCTGTCTGGTTCCGTACCCGGTGTGGAGCGTGTCGATGTCATCAACGAATGTAGCTGATCTGCGCGTCATGCTCAGCGCGGATCTGTCATCGCTTCCGGGCGATGTGCGTTCCGCTGCCAACATCCTGAAAAGCTACGTCTCCGATGCGGTGCAGGCCGAGGATGCCACCCGCCGGTTTGGCCAGAGCTTTGGTGAATCGGCCGATCTGCTGTCGCAGAAATCCCAGGCCATCATCGGCGGGTTCAATGTGGTGCAGGGCGCCGTCATGGGTATGGCGGGCACGGCGGTCGGCTTGGCTGCCTCTGTCAGCGCCCTGGCCCAGCAGGGGCGTGAACTTGAGCAGATGGCCCTCAAGGCGGGCGTGACTGTCGAGCGAATGCAGGAGCTCTCCTACGCCACTCAGCAGTACAACGTCACCGGCGATCAGCTGTCTGACATGCTCAAGGACGTTCAGGACAAACTCGGCGACTTCTCGGCAACGGGTGGCGGAGAGTTCAAGGACTGGATGGAGAACATCGCTCCCAAGGTGGGGCTGACCATCGCCAAATTGCAACAGATGGCTGGCCCGGAGGCGCTGATCGCCGTCCAGAGTGCGATGGATGCGACCAACGTCTCGGCCTCTGAGCAAATATTCTACCTCGAAGGCATCGCCAACGATGTCTCAGCCCTTCAGCCGCTGCTGCGCAACAACGGGGCCGAACTGCAACGGCTGACCGGTCACTATCGCAGCCTCAACGTGGCGCTGTCAGAGACCGACATCCGCCAGCTCAAGGAGATGGATCAGGCGCTGCAGGATGTGTCCCTGCGCCTGCGCAGCTCCTTTGCCCAGGGTGTGCTAGGGGCCAGTGAGCAGATCGACTGGCTGAGCCAAAAGCTCGGCTATGCCGTGCAGTGGTGGGGATCGTTGCTCGATTCATGGGCAGATAATCCCCGCACCATTGACGGCATGGCCAGCCGCCTCGGCAACCTGCGGGAAGAGCTCAATGAGCTGGACGACCAGATCATGGAGACCGGCACCCAAAAGGCATTCGGTGGGGTGGGGCTGCTCGATGCCATTATGGGGGACACCCAGGGTAAGGCCGGGCTGCCAGAACTGCAGCGCCAGCGGGAAGAGATTGCCGCTGAAATCGACCGTATCCAGGAGACCTATAACCGGGCCCGCTTCGGGATCGGGGAGGCCCCTGAATACAAGCCGCCGCTGCCGGTGTCATCCCGGGATATGTCGGCCGACACCAAAAAGTTGACCGACAAGGGTTCCACCACCCTCTCCTCGCTAGATACGCAGTATGCAGACGAGCTGGGCAAGATGCGGCTGGCCCATGAGGAACGGCTGGCCAGCATCAGCGAGATGCAGCTTTCAGAGCAAGACCTGCTGCGAACCGGCTTTGACTCCATCGAGGCGCTGCGTGATGAGTACCGCCAGCGCGAGGCCAGCCATTACCAGCAAGAACAAGACGACTACCTGCGCAAGCGCGAAGAGCAGATCGAACGCGAGCTCGAGGTGGAACAGCGCCGGCAGGAGCAGCTTGCCGAACAGGAGCGCCGGCGGGTAGAGCAGCAGGCCCGGGATCAGCAGCAAGCGGCCCGCGACATGCTGTCGTTTACTACCCAAACCACCAGTCTGATCACCGACATGCTGCAGAGCAGCGGCAAAGAGCAGACCTTTCTGATGAAGGCCCTGCTGGCCACCCAGAAGCTGCTGGCCATCCCCTCCATTTTGGTGGCCGGTCAGCAAGCCGAAGCGGGTGCCGCAGCCTTTGCTGCGATGACTGGCGGCCTGGTTGGGGCTGAGTCAGCCCGGGCGCTGATGAAAGCCCAGACCATGATCTCGGTCGGTATCGTCGCCGGCACGGCCATCGCGGGCATGGCCCATGACGGTATCGATGCCATCCCCCGGGAGGGAACCTGGCTGCTGAATACCGGTGAACGGGTTTACACCAACCAGAGCGCCCAGCGTATTGATCGGATGTACGACAAGCTGATGGGCTCGGGCGGCGGGGCCATGGGCGGCAGTCCGGTGTTTGAACAGCACCTGCACTTTAGCTCTGACATGACGGACACCGACCGCAATTCGGTGATCTCTTCCGCCGCTGAACAGGGTTACCAGATGATGATCCAGGACTTTGCCGGCTACGGACAAGGTCGCCGTATGTTGGGGGTTTGATGAACATTTACGATTGGCCGGCCGCTGTGCGGGTGCGGGGTTTTCGCCCTGCCCTTGAAAGCAACGCCCGCGCCTTTGAATCGCCGTTCACCGGCGATGAGCAAGTGGTCGATACCCCCGGCAGCAAATGGGTGTTTGAGGTGGTGATCGGCCAGATAAAAGACCTTTCGCTTGCCAGTCGCTTTAGCGCTCGCCTCGAGAGCGTTGGCGGCCACAAACACTGCATCAGGCTGTATGACTTCTCTCGCCCCCGCCGCGCTGTACTCGGCGCCCCTGTGGTGCAGGAGTCGCTGGCCATGCGCCGCTATTTGACCAGCCGTGGCTGGACACCCTCGAGCAAGGTGCTGGAAGAGGGGGACTGGCTGCAGGTCGGCACAGAGCTTAAGCGGGTGGTCAGTGATGTCTGGTCTGATGCATCGGGTCGCGCCACCATCAACATCGAGCCGGAGCTGCGGGCAACCTATGCCAGCGGCACCCCACTGCAGATAGAGCGGCCCATGGGGTTGTTTCGCATCGATGACAAGCAGGCAGGCAAGGGGATGATCACCACCAAGGGCGCCGACTTCGGCACCATCCGCTTTCGGGAGGCGCTCTATCCATGATCACCGGCATCGACCCCGCATTTGTGGCGGCCCTGTCTCGTCCGTACGTGACAGGGCTCTACGCCATCGAGATGGAGCTGGAGAGCGGGACCTCCCGCCTGCACTCCGGCCTCGGTGAGCTGGTCATCAATGGTCATCTGTACTACGGGGTGGGCTCACTGGGGGCGGTATCGACCCAGAAAGAGCAGCTGTCCACCTCGCCGACCAAGTTGACTATCGCCTTGACCGGGCTCGATCACTCCCTGCTGGCCGAGGTGATGCGCGAGCGCATTGTCGGCCGCATCCTGCGGTTGTTCCTGGTACTGCTGGACGATGCCGGCAACGTCATCGGCGCCGCCCTGCAGTTCAAGGGGATGATCGACCAGACCCCCATCAAGGCAGGCAAGACCAACACCATTCAGCTCAGCGTCTCGAATATTTTCGAGAGCTGGAAACAGGGGCTCCCCTACCGCTGCACTGACGAGAGTCACCAACGCCTCTATCCCGGCGACCGCTTTTTCCGCTACCAGGATCAGATGGCAAACCGGGAAATCCACTGGGGGTCAGCAAAAGACGCCCCATCATTCCGCTACGAGGGATAACCATGCGCCGCCCAGATTGGCAACGACAACTGATCACCACCATAGAGGCCGCCAGAGTGCGGCCTTTTGTTTGGGGGGAGAACGACTGCTGCCTGTTTGTGGCGGATTGCTGCATGGCAGCCTCTGGCGTTGATCCCGCCGCTGTTTACCGGGGCCGTTACACCACGGCTATCGGAGCCCAGCGGGTGCTGAACAAGGAGCATGGCAGCATCGCCGCCGTGCTCGATGCTCACTTCCCACGGATAGAGCCGGCGCTGGCCCAGCGCGGTGACCCGGTTGTGTTTGATGGGCCGCTTGGCCAGACGGCCGGCGTGATGTGGGCGGGCCAGGTGTGGGCCATGACCGAGACGGGCGCCCGCCCAATCCACGATGTTGCGCCCCTGTTTGCCTGGAGGGTCTAATGCCTCAAGCAGTAATCCCCGTTGTTGTAGGCTTGGCGGCCGGCGCCGGTTCGGCTCTGTTTGTCTCGACAGCGACCGCCATTGCTATCGGCACGGCCGCGATGAGCGCGACCATGATGCTGACCACCAAGACGCCGAGCCTAGGTGACTACACCAGCGCCAGCGAACGCAGCCAGCTGCTGCGGGCAGCTGCGGCCCCCAAAGTGGCCTGCTATGGCCGGGTGGTGTCATCGGTGTTGATGAGCTTTGCCGAAGAGGAAACTGGCGAGCAGAAAGAGGGTGAATGGCTGCACCTGGCTGTGGTGCTGGCCGGCCACGAGATCGACCGCCTCGGCAACATCCTGGTGGGCGAGGATGAGGTCACCACCTTTGGCGACCTGATCACCTACACGTTCCACAACAACCCGACCGAGGCTGATGCTTTCCTGCTGGAGCACTGCCCGAGCTGGAAACCCGACATGATCGGGCGCGGCCTTGCCTGGCTGCGGATCTCCTACAAGAGCAACTTTGAGAAGTTCCCGGCCGGTCTGCCTAACCTGCGCATCGAGAAGTTTGGCCGCCGTGTCTATGACCCCCGGGACGGCCAGACCAAATGGACTGACAACGCCGCCCTGATCATCCTTGACTACTATCGCCACTGGCTGAAAACGCCGGATGACGAGATCAACCTCGAGGAGTTCAAGGTCGCCGCCAATATCTGCGATGAGATTGTCACTCGCCCGGATGGACTCACCGAGGCGCGTTACACCATCAACGGCGAATTCGACCTGACCGAGCCGAAAGCCAAGGTGCTCGAGGCGATGCACGTTGCCTGTGCGGGCCAGCCAACCTATGTCGGCGGCCGTCACGGCATTGTGGCTGGCGCCTACTATGGCCCTGCCACTGATGAGTTGCACGATCACCAGATCATCGGTGATATCGAGCTGCTGCCCGAGCCCGCCAGTGCCGACCGTATCAACACGGTGGCCGGCACGTTCGTAGACCCGAACAGCTTTACCGTCACCGATTTTCCCTCTGTGGTGGTGCCTGAGTGGGTTGAGGAGGATGGCGGCATCGAGCTGGCCGAGGATCTCGACCTGCGCTTTGTCACCAGCCCCTACCAGGCGCAGCGCCTGGCCAACATCATGTTGCGCCAGCGCCGCACCAGCCGCACGGTCACCGTGCCGGTCAACCTCTCCGGCTGGCGTTATCGCCCCGGGTCATACCTGCGCCTGTACATCCCGGCGCTGGGTATCGCCGGCGCCGAGTTTCGGGTGGTCGATTGGGGATTCAACTTGCTCGGCGGCGTCAACCTGACCCTGCGCGAGGAGTCGGTCGCCGTCTGGGATGATGCTGTCGGCAAGCCGATGGAGCGCCCGGACATCACAACCCTGCCAACTGGCGGCCTCGCCATGCCTGACGGGTTGCGCTATGAGACTGAGCAGATCGGTGACGTGGTGCAAGGGGTGCTCTACTGGCGCAATGCGGGCCCTGTGCTCTACAACCAGGTGATCATCCAGCGCCTAGAGGAGGGCAAGCAACCGATCACCGTCCACACTGCCCAGGCGACCGGCGAGCTGTGCCGCCTGGCTGGCCTGCCGGCTGGCAATTATGTCGCCCTGGTGCGGGCCGTCTCGATCACCTCTGCCCACTCACCGGTGGCCGCTGCCAATTTCATGATCGCCACCCCGGCGACCCCGACAGGCGTAGAGGTAGAGGCTGGCAACTGGTCGCTCGCCCTGCGCCCGCAGTTCGCCGGCGGCACCGATTACGGGGCCCTGTGCGAATGGTGGTGGAGTCGCACCCACTACCCCATTGACGAGGCGATGGCCAAGGCCACGTTTGTCGGCACGGCCTCGTATATGACGCTGCAGGGGCTCAGGCCAGACACTGAATATTATGTCTGGCTGCGCACCGTCAACGCCTACGGCAAATCGGGGTTGGTCGCGGCGGCGGCAAAGACCCTCTATGACCCCGAGTCGATCCTGGATGCGCTGGATGGCGAGCTGGGTCTCGACCAGCTCAAAGAGGATTTGCGCCGTCCCATCGAGAAGATCCCTGCGCTGGATGCGGCGCTGACCGATGTCTCTGCCATCGTGGCCGATATCAAGCCGGTGGCCGACCGGGTGCCTAATATCGAGCACCTGCTCACCGAGATGGATGACGAGCTGGCCGCCGTGGCCCAACGGGCCGAGCAGGCCGAGAGCGTGCTCAAGGCTGAGCAGGACACCTTGGGCAGCATGGGGATCAACACCGCCCTGCAGCAAGACAAGCTGCACGGCATGCTGTCCAGCGTCAGAAAAGAGATCTCGGATGTTCGAGACGCAATTTTCACCGTTGACCCCGAGACCGGCAACATCGAGATGGATGCTGTCAGGGCCCTGCGCGATGAAGTTCACGCCTCGGTAACCCATATCAATCAGACCCTGGATGCCATCGAGGGGACGCTATCTAGCAAGGCCAGCCAGGCCGTGCAAGATGCCCAGGGTGAGCGCCTGACCGAAGCGGAGCAGGTACTGGACGGCATCAAGGGCCAGCTGACCCAGCTGGTCACCAAGTCGGAGTTTACCGCCCAGGGTGAGCGCCTGACCGAAGTCAGCCAGAAGCTGGACGCCGCTACCGGCGAGCTGTCACAAAAGGCGGCTCAAAGCGATGTGACCGCCCAGGGCGAGCGCCTCGGGGTAGCCGAGCAGCGGATCTCTGCCACGGCTGACCAGGCATCAGCCACGGCGAAAGCCGTGGATGGACTGACCGCCAAGGTTACAGAGCAGGGTCAGGAGCTGACGGCCGCCATCACCAATGTGGCGGAAGTGTCAGCATCAGCGACCGAGCAGGTAGCCCGCCGGGTATCCGGTCTCGAGACCCGCACCGACTCGGCAGAGGGCAAGATCCGGGCGCTCGAGGAGGTAGTTGAAAGTGAGGTCGGCGTGACGGCCGGCCGGTTCGATGAGATCTCGGCTCGCCTAGACCTGAACAAGGTGGCTGCCGATGATGCCGCCCTGGGGGCCATTGGTGCCGCGCTGGCCGGCGATGCCGAGGCGCAGCGTCAGCGCCAGACCACGGCCGCGATCCAGCGAGATCAGCGGGTGCAGGTTGAAGCGCACCAGGCGCTGGCTAAAACGGTCGAAACCCTCTCGGCCGAGTTCGAGGGGGAGCAGGCCGACACGGAGGCCCGCTTTACGTCGCTGCGGGAAGTAGTCGCCGGCGTGGAGCGGTCAACCACCCAGCAGCTCGAGCAGCAGCAGAGTGAGTTCCGAGAGGCTGACCGTGTGGCCAAGGCGGCACTGGAAGAGCAGGGCCGCACCCTCTCCGCCGCCGACCAGGCGCTGGCCGAGAAGTCTGACAAGCTGCAGGCCGATCTGACGCTGCAGGGCAAAGAGCTCTCGGCGGCCGTTCAGTCGGTGGCCACCGCTCAGAACGATGCCGACAAGGCCCTTGGCCAGCGCATTGACACCGTGCAGGCCAGCGTGACCGAGCAAGGCAAAGAGCTCTCGGCCGCTGTCCAGACGGTAGCCAAGGCGCAGGCGGACACCGCCGGCAAGCTCTCGGCCGGCTGGTATACCCAAGCCCAGATCAATGGGGAGGGCGGTGGGTTTGGTCTCTCCGTCACCCTGGCAGCGGATGGCTCGGTGATCACCTCGTTCGCCATCGATGCGGACGTGTTCGCCGTGCTCTCTCGCGCCGGCGGCGTGACCAGCAAGCGCAACCCCTTTGTGATCAAGAACGGCATCACCTACATCAACCACGCGATGATGGACAGTGCCGAGATCGCCAACGTGATCGCCAAGTACATCCGGGTCACCAGCCTGGATGCGGCGACCATCGTCAACAGCGATTTTAAAGGCGGCAATGCCGGATTCGGCCGCGGCGGCCCTTACAGCGGCTGGGGCGAGGGGTGGCACACCATCATTTATTCCGATGGCACCATCCGCACAAACCGTCTCTATGCCGCTGAGGGGTCGTTTACCGGTGAAGTGAATGCCAATCGGGGCACGTTCAACAACGTAGTTATGCGAGAGAACTGCCAGATCCTTGGTAAGTTGAGCGCTAACCAAATAACGGGGGATATCGTCAGAACCTATGCGCTTAATTTGGCAGCGGAGGTTCATATCGCAGCGATGCCTTTTACTCGCAGATGTACCTTTATTCTCACTGTATCCAGTGGTTCATCAACCACTACCGCCCGCGTCTATATTAACGGTGTAGAAATGGGGGCTTTAACAGCAAGAGATTATGGAATTGGTCAAGGTTCAACGATGAACAAAAACTTTGATTTCACACTATCTGCAAATACGGAATACACGATCAAATACGATCGCGATAACAAAAACTATCAGTACGCATCTAGCTCGTGTCTAGCCATAGTGTGTATGGCGTAATTACGTAGTTTAAAAATATTCTTAATCGGATGTTCATGTATAAACCCGGCCTCGCGCCGGGTTTTCTTTTGAAGGAGCCATTGCAATGGCAGGATTGTGGTATCGGGTGGGCACCGTCACGCTCACCAATGGCTCAAAGGCCGTGGTGGGCTACGGCACCAAATGGAAGTCAGCCAACCCGCTCCCGGGCAAGGGCAGCATGTTGTGCGGGCCTGATGGCAAGGTTTACGAAGTTGATACGGTTGCGGATGACAACAATCTGACGCTGGTCTCGAACTACACAGGCACCAGCGGCGCTGGCCAGGGTTATGCCCTGGTGCTGATGGCGCTCACCATCCCTCAGTTCTCGACCCAGCTGTCGCAGTTTGTGCAAAAAAACTCGCTGTTCGCCTCCCAGATCAACACCCTGCTGACGGCCACCGGCGATGTGAACCTGACCGACCCGGATAGCGGGCTGGTGATCAAGGTGCCCAGCTGGTCGAAGATCGCCAGCGAGGGTGAAGGCCAGGCGGCCCGCGCCAAGGTCGAAGCCGACCGGGCAAAGACCGAAGCCGATCGCGCCGCTGCGGCCGCCAATGCCACGGCCGAAGCCGGGACCGGCTCGCTGATGCGCGTGGGCGGCGCCACCATCCTCGATGCGGAGCGCTACGCCCTGGAGCGGGCAACCGGCGGCAGCCAGACCATCATTCGCGACAGCGCTGGCAACGCCAATGCTATGTTCGTGCTGCCGCGCTTCAGCTACGCCGACCTGGGCATGACTGCCGATATGGGCACTGGCGATGTGACGGCGTTCGATTTTGGCAGCGGCAGCATCAAGAGCGAGATATTCATCGGCGCCTATCTTGCGTCCGGCTCCGGCGCTGTCAGCGCGCCGCGGCAAGATCCCAGCACCTGGCTCGATCACACCGCCGCCCGCAACGCCTGTAGTGCAAAAGGCGCAGGCTGGCATCTGATGACGGCGCACGAATGGGCGGCAATCGCCCTGTGGTGCATGGCCAACGGCTACGAGCCGATTGGCAATACCAACTGGGGGCGCAGTCACGCCCAGACTCGGATGGTAGGCGATCGGGCCGACAATAGAGCGCCGGGTGATGCAGCCGGCACGGGGCGAACCCAGACCGGCTCGATGGGGCCCGAGGCGACGCATACTCGCACGCTGGGCGGGATTGCGGATCTGGTCGGCAACGTCTGGGAGTGGCAGGACGGATTGCTGCTGCAAGATGGGCGCTTTAAGATTTCTGCCTACAACACCCAGGACGAAGTTGACTGGGCGTTCGCTGATGCGTTTCTTGATGCGTCAACACCAACCGGTGGATCGGCCATCCTGTCCAACGCAGTCAACAACAGACTGGGAGCCATCGGAGACAACGCCAACGCAGGCAACTCAGCCAACGTAGAGTGGCGAGCAATGACAAAATCAGGCAGCTACGTCAGCCTGCAGGCGCTCAGGCGACTGCTCGTCGAGCCGGCCAGCGTGCTGCCGCAGGGGCGCATCTATATGCGCAATTTCGGCGAGCGACTCCCGTATCGTGGCGGCACTTGGGCCGGCGGGGCCAACGCTGGCCTGGCTGCGCTCTTTCTGGGCTCTTCACGCGTGGTCACGGGCACGGACCTCGGGTTTCGCCCCGCCTTTGCCTGAGCCTTGCGCCTTGGGTTTTGTTGGCGCCACGGTAGTGGCGCTTAATCGGTTGAGGATGCCATGGATAAACAACCGCTCGTTATCGAGCAGCGGATCCGCGACATGATGCAGTATGGGCACATCGCCCTGCGCCAGTTTCCGAAGTCAGAGAAGCATGTGTTGGCGGCCGAGATCAGGACCAGCATGTTGACGCTATTGCGCCTCGTCATTACGGCGGCGAAGCGCTATCACAAGAAGACCACGCTCACCGATCTCGATGTCGAACTGGCGGTGTTGCAAAATCAGATCAGGCTGGCCAAAGACCTGACCTATCTACCCATCAACAAATATCAGCACTGGAGCGGTCTCAATCTCGAGATCGGCAGGATGATCGGCGGCTGGCTCAAATACGAGCGAGCCGCCTAATCATGGGCTCCGACATCATGCGACTCCCGTATCGTGGCGGCACTTGGAACAACGGGGCCAACGCTGGCCTGGCTGCGCTCTATCTGGACAATTCACGCGTGAACACGAACACGAACATCGGGTTTCGCCCCGCCTTTGGCAGCAGCCAGAAGGCAACACCTCACGGGGGCGTTGTCCAGTGCATTATCAAAGGGATGTCGATGCCTCGGCTATCGCCGAAAAACTGAACAGGCGGCACCGGTGCGCCGGGCCGCCGACTTTAAGGCCCTCATGTACGACCAAATCATATCGTTTGACAATCTGCACCAGGCTGCCCTGCGCTGCCTGTGCGGAAAACGCACCTCGCCCGCCGCCCTGCGCTACATGCAGCGCCTGGAAGAGCACCTGCACGACACCCACAATCATCTGCTGCACGACAGCTATCAGCCCGGCGGATACGAGGAGTTTTATGTTTTTGAGCCGAAACAGCGCCTGATCTCGGCACCCCGCTTCGTGGATCGAGTTGTCCACCGGGCGATCATGAATGTACTGGAGCCAACGCTTGACCCGCGCTTTATATTCGATAGCTACGCCTGCCGCAAAGGCAAGGGGGTACATGCCGGGGCAAACAGGGCACAGCGCTGGATGCGGGCGATCAGGCAAGCTCACGGCCCACTATTCTGCCTGAAGGCGGACATCAGCAAGTATTTCGCCAGCATCGATCACGCCCGCCTCAAGGCGATCTTGCGCCGCCACATCCACTGCGATCGCACGCTCAGGCTGCTCGATGCCATTATCGACTCGAGCCCAGGGCGGCCGGGTGTCGGGATCCCGCTCGGCAACCTGACAAGTCAGCTGTTTGCCAATCTCTATCTCAACGAGTTGGATCGCTACGCAAAGCACGATCTCGGCATCCGGTACTACATCCGCTACATGGATGATTTTGTGGTGTTGCATCACGACAAGGCGCAGCTGCAGGCGTGGCGGGCGCGCATCGAGCAGTTCCTGTGGAGTGCGCTGCGCCTGACCACTAACAGCAAGACCCAGATATTCCCGGTTGGGCCGGATAACGGCAGGGCGCTCGACTTCCTCGGCTACCGCATCTACCCCACCCACCGCCTGTTGCGCAAAAACAGCATCAAGCGCATCCGCTACAAGCTGCGCCGCTTCAAACGGGCGATAGCGGCAGGCAGGCTAACGGCAGGCGACTGCCGACCATGCATCCAATCGTGGTGTGCGCACGCCGCGCATGCAAACACCTGGCGGCTGCGCTGCAGCCTGTTTAACATTTCGAGCGGGGCAAATAGATGAGCTACTTATATGACGGCGAAACGCATGACAACTACGATCCCGCCTTTATGGCGGAGCTGGGAATGAGTGAGGAGGTCATAGACTCCGTGCTCGCCCAGCACAACTATGAGCTGACAGAAGGGCAACTGGCGCGTCGCCAGCGCGCCTACGTGGCGGAGTCCGACCCCCTTTTCTTGGAGTGGCAATACGACAAGACAGCAGCGGCCGAGCAGGCATGGCGCGACAAGGTGGCGGAGATCAAGCTGCGCTACCCGGTGGCCCGTGGGGCGGAAGAGTGA